CACAAATGTGTCGTCCAAGTTTCGTCAGGGATGGGAGCCTGTAAAGGCAGAGGAACATCCTGAAATAACTGTGTTGCGTGACCGTAATTCGGATTTCAAGGAAAATATTGAAGTTGGTGGCCTCCTTCTCTGCAAGGCCCCGGAAGAAACAATGACTGAGCGTGACACCTACTACCGTCAGACTGCCCAGAATCAGATGGTCTCCGTGGAAAACAACTTCATGCGTGAAAACGATCCGCGTATGCCGCTCTCCAAGCCGGAGATCACAACGCGGGTAACATTTGGCAAAGGGCGGGGTTAACCCGGCTTTAAACAAGGTAAAAAAACATGGCTTCTACAGCAGCCCCCTATGGCCTGCGCCCTGTTAATCTTATCGGCGGTCAGCCCTATGCTGGCTCCACCCGTCTGATCAAGATTGCAAATGCGTATGCCGCGAATATCTTCTACGGCCAGCCTGTAAGTATCAACGCTGCGGGCGTTGTTATTGCAGAAACTGGTACAACCACCGTTGCCGCGACTGGCGTTGTCGGCGTTTTTGTCGGTTGCACGTTCACAGATCCGAACCTGAAGTACAAGCTTTTCCAGCAGTACTGGCCCTCGGGCACTGTCGCCACTGACGCTTTTGCGTATGTGGTGGATGATCCGGACGTTGTGATGCAGGTTCAGGCCGACGATACTGTCCCTCAGACATCGCTTGGTCTTAATATTGGCTTCAGCACGTTCTCTGGTGACACTGCCACTGGCAACTCGGAAACATCTGCTGATGTGGCTTCCGCCGCCGTTACTGCAACGCTGCCGCTTCGCATCGTTGGCTTTGTTGACGGCCCGGAGTCTGCGGTTGGTGATGCTTTCACCGATCTTCTGGTCAAGTGGAACATGCCCGCCGCTGTTTCGAGCAATTCATCGAACGCTGCGGTTACAATGACCTACGGTCATTCGTATATGAACCCGACTGGCGTGTAATAGGAGAATATAGAAAATGGCTATTTCACGCGCACAACTTCTCAAGGAACTGCTTCCGGGTTTGAATGCCCTGTTCGGTCTTGAGTATAAGAAGTACGAAAACGAAGACGAGGCTGTCTACGAAACAGAAACCTCCGAGCGTTCGTTTGAAGAGGAACTGAAGCTTTCGGGCTTCGGCACTGCCCCGGTCAAGGCCGAAGGCTCTGCCATCTCCTACGATAACGCGCAGGAAGTCTGGACCGCCCGTTACAACCACGAAACAATCGCTATGGGCTTCTCCATCACCGAAGAGGCGATGGAAGATAACCTGTACGATTCGCTCTCCTCGCGCTACACCAAGGCTCTCGCCCGTTCGATGGCCTACACGAAGCAGGTTAAGGCGGCTTTCCCGCTGAATAACGGCTTCTCTGGTGGTTCGTTTGTGTCGGGTGACGGCGTCACGTTGTTTAACACTGCCCACCCTCTGGTGTCTGGTGCCACAAACAACAACACGCAGACCACCCCCGCCGATCTGAACGAGACCTCGCTTGAGGCCGCTGTGATTCAGATTGCTGGTTGGAAGGACGAGCGCGGTCTGCTTATTGCGGCTCGCCCGCGTAAGCTGATCGTTCCGCCGAACTTGATGTTCGTGGCTACTCGCCTGCTGGAGACTGAACTCCGCACAGCAACTGCCGACAACGACATCAACGCGATCAAGACCAACGGCACGATCCCGGAAGGTTACTCTGTAAACCACTACCTTACAGACACCGACTCCTACTACCTCTGCACGGACGTTCCGAACGGCATGAAGCACTTCGTTCGTACACCGATGTCTACATCTATGGATGGCGACTTCGATACGGGCAACGTGAGGTACAAGGCGAGGGAACGATACAGCTACGGGGTGAGTGATCCTCTCGGAATTTGGGGCTCCCCGGGAGCTTAACGCTTTCGTAAGGAAGTAATTAAATTGGGGTTTGGGTCTTGCGACCCATACCCCTTTTCATTATATATGCCTCATGGAAAAGATTTGCTCTGTACATGAATGTGGTGCGAAGGCTGTGAAAAATGGTTTTTGCAATAAGCACAATCTTCGATTTAAACGTCATGGCGATCCACTTTTTACAACGCGGAAATCACCCGGCACCGCAACAGAAGAAGACCGAAAACGCTGGAAGCGTGAGGAATATCAACGCAACAAAGAAAGATACAAGGCGAATGCTGCTCGGTGGCGTGAAGAAAATCCTGATCGTTATCAGGCAAGATTAAAGGATTACTTTTCTCGCCCAGAAGTTCTTGAGCGTATGCGCTTAAAAACAAAAGAATGGTCCGCTGAGAATCGCGACAAAAAACGTGAGTATGACCTTAACTGGGTAAAAAACAATCGCGCTCGTAGCAACAGTCACAAGGCAAAGCGTAGGGCAAAAGAACGCAATGCGACTCCTGCTTGGTTAACGCAAGAGCAATTTGATGCGATAAGACAAATTTACGCCGAGGCCGAACGCCTCACCAAAGAAACCGGAATTCGCTATGAAGTCGATCACATAGTTCCGCTCAGCGGGAAAACCGTATCCGGCCTCCATGTGCCGTGGAACCTTCGGGCCATCCCTGCCATTGAGAACAATCGCAGGCCCCGCATTTGGGACCACACCCAGTCTGCATAAGGCCCCTTCGGGGGCCTTTTTATTTGTGTTAAAATTCAAGTACCCCCAACACTTGGGCACCGGGTAATCCGGCCTTTCAGACTGTCCCGGCAGACGCTTGCAGAGACTGACTGGCCTTCTTCTGCAAGGAAAATTTAAATGGGTATCACCACCTTCTCTGGCCCCATCCGGGCTGGTAATATCAATACCACGACTGGCACAACTCTTGGCGAGAATGTGCGGAATGTGGGTTCTGTTGTGATGGCGCAGATAGCCACAGTCACACAGGCCGGGACCATCTCCCCAACGCCGGGAACGACTATCGTTCTCCCGGCCAACAGCCACATTCTAAACATCCAGCTTCTCGTCAACACGGCTTGGACCACCACCTCCAACACTGTCAGCGTTGGCACTACAGCAACGGCCACTGAACTGGTTCCCACGCCAGTTGCCGCCAACGCAATTTCACTGGTAGCCCTTTCACCCGGCGCAAATGTTGCGAATTGGGATGATACTGGCACAACTGATAAGCGAGTCTTTGTTCTGTCTTCTGGCACTGGTGCTGGTGTTGGCACCCTTACAGTGCGGTATGTTCAGGCCCACGATCTCGCCTCCAGCCCGTAATATATCCTTTCTTTGAATAGGCGGAGGCCACCCTTATGACCATCACTTCACTTGCGAAGGATCACCTGAACCATGCGATTCAGGCGCTCCTTCCTTCCACCACACAGACCGTGGCGATCAGCGGTTCAAGCGCGGCAACAGCCAACGCGCTCAGCAAAAACACGGTTGTGATTCGTGTTCTTGCAACCACTGCGTGTTTTATCAACATCGGCACCTCCACCCCAACGGCAACAACGGCGAACATGCCTATCGCGGCAAATATTCCTGAGTATTTTCGTGTAAACGGATACGAAACTATCAAGGTTGCCGGGATTCAGCTTAGTGCCAGCGGTAGTCTTTATATCACAGAGATGCTCTGATGCTTTATGGGGCGGTCGGAAGAGTTGGTATCAGAGGCTTATTTGGTGCCGCTCCTCCCGGACCATCGGGCAATGGGCTTGTGTGGGACACGGGCAATTATCTGATCTGGGGATCGGGCAACTATCTCACTTGGGGACCATAACACATGGCCGACATTAATCTGAAGACCGAAACACCCGACACCACGCTGCCCACCACAGGCTTCCTGTTTGGCGCGGACAGTCAGGCTGCTGCATCGCCGAGTGTTTATACCACGCAAGCGGTTGCAACCACACTGCTTGGTTCCACGACACTCTCAGGCGCGACCATCACCGCCGACGCACCCGTGCTGGATATGTCCCAGACATGGAACAATGGGGCGGTTACGTTCACCGGGCTGAAGTTTAACGCGGCTACCGGATCAAGTGCGGGAAGCGCGGCTGCATCGCTGCTGATGGACTTGCGGTTGGAGGGGGTGAGCCAGTTCAATGTTTCAAAAATTGGGGCTTTAACTGCTCTAACCAGCGTTAACTCCTCAGTAGGAAATTTTTCTGGTTACGTTGTAACTCCTACGATACTTGTAAGTACGAGTAACCCTACTATTGCTTTTGGCGGTTCCAGCGACGCTATCATAAGCCGCCGCGCCGCCGCCAACCTCCGCTTCGGCGCTGCTGACGCTGCCGGGTCAGCCATCTCTATCTCCAGCGTTGCCAGCAACCAGCTTACGCTTGCCAGCAACCACGGCCTGACAAGCGGCGCTGCGGTCATCATTACAGGCACGACCGCTCCGTCTGGCACAAGCCTCAATACGCTCTACTACGCCCGCAGCATCAGCGCGGCGGTTCTGGAACTGTACCTCACCTTTGACGCTGCCACCGCAACCAGCGGTACGACGGGCATCGTCGCGGTCACGACTGCTGGCACCAGCGCATCTATCCGCCTTGCAACGCCGTTCCAGAGGTTGTCTCCGCAGGACTTTACTGGCACCGACATTCCCGGCCAGCCGCTTCTCATCAATGGTTCTCGCGGCACCGGAACTGGACCGGGCGGCTCCATCATCTTCCAAGTCGCCCCGGCTGGTGGCTCTGGCGCGGTGCAGAATACTCCGGTGGATGCGCTGACGATTAACAGCACGTTGGGCGTTTCAATTGCCTCAAGTGGATCGTCCGCTGTTAGCAGTGGTGCTGGGTTTTCTTCGTTAAGCACCGCAGAATTGTCCATTTATACAAGCGGCACGCGTAACTTTTCCTTTGGCACTAGTTCGCTTAGCTTGTTGGGAACGACACCCCATCTCTTTTTGCAGTCAGGAACCGGCGGGCATATTGTTTTTGATAATGTTGGCTCCGCACAGATACACCGAGAAGGAACTGGAATTTTAGGCCAACGGGGAAGCCCAGCTTATAGCACAGGAACGCAGGCGCAGGCGTTCCGGGTGTACAACACCTATACCGATGCCACGACCTTTGAACGCGCCAACATCTTCTGGGACAGCAACGTCCTCAAGATCGGCACCGAGAAGGGCAGCGTAGGCGGCACCGCAAGGGCGCTGGAGTTCCAGACGGATGGCACGACGAAGTTGACAATTTCTACCACAGGTCTTGTGACTGTCAACAACGGAAATCTCATCCTTGGAGTTTCCGGCATTTTACTCACAAAATATATCAATAACGGCGACAACAGTTTGTCAATGTTTGAGTTTGTAGCTAACACAACAGGGACGGCTACTTTTGCGGTAGGCGGTTCTGCGCCTCTTCTTAGGTTTGGCGGCATCACTCCCTCCTTCCCCGCCCTCAAGCGGTCCAGCACCACGCTACAGGCTCGCCTTGCGGATGACACCGCCTTCGCATCCGTGCAGGGCAAACTGACCACCGACACCGCCTACACGGCAACAACTATTGTCCCGACAGGATACCTCACCCTTTACGATAGCACCGGAACTGCATACCGCGTGCCGTGTGTCGTTTAATTCAGGAGAAAACATGATCAACCTCACCCTAGACCAAAACGAAGTACAGGCCCTCGGCGCACTGCTGGACGCCGCAGTCAAGGCAACAGGCATCCAAGGAGCCAAGGCCGCAGTGCCGCTCTATGCCAAGCTGGAAGCCGCAGTGGCTGAAGCCAACAAGGAAAAGTCTGATGCCGAATAGCTACTCTTGGGCGGT